TTATCATACCTGGCAAATTGATATGCCTCTAACTCTAAACCACTCTCTCCAAAAACATCCTCACAATATCTAATAATTTTTTCTTTAATAATATTATTTAAATTAAAATCTTTTATAGATTGACCATATGATTCCATTATAGAATTTGCATATGGTTTTTCTAGATTGTTATAAATATCATCCAGATCTTCTTGAGACAAAAAGTTTTTAGTTATTTTGTTAAAAGTGATAGTATTCATATAATAATTATACCTGATTCAGGCTTTCCAGTATTTGTTCTAAAAGTGATAACTCTATTACGGCAAGTCTTGTCTTTGGACCACTATCGCCAATAACCACAACGATAGCAGGATCATTGTTGTTTCGAATAGCATCAGTAACAGCTTTAGCCCAAACCTCTTTATTGATGGTAAAGCTTTTGCCAACCTCTTTGAAGTCAACGGTAAAGTTTTCCCAGGTTGCATCCCCTTTGTGGGTTCCACGTCCTGAATTTTTGTGCTGCTTGGCACCAATTCTTTTACTCTCGCTTTTCTCGCTCATAATCTTTCTTAGTTTTTTTAGTGTTTAACCTTACAATACTTAGATGTTTATCTGAACACATCCAGGTTAACTCTTTGGTTTCTGGATAAGATCTTAAAGAAAAAACATCTTTTCCGCATTCCTGGCACTTGAACTTGCCCTGATAGATATTATACTTCGCCATTTACTTTAGCCTTAATTGAATCTTGAAGGTCTACATCTTCACGTACACGATTAACAAACGCCTCTCTACCCTGGACCTTAGAGCCATCTGGAAGAAGGTACCAGGCTCCTGTACGCTCTACAATACCCATCATTTCCGCAGTATCAACCAAGTCACCAACAGAATCAATGCCCAGTAGAGGACCTCTGAAATAGAAATCATATTCGCCACTTTGAAACGCAGGACTTGTCTTACTAAATTGTACTTCCCAACGAACTTTACGACCAACCTTTTCCTCAATAAGTTTGTCTCCCACAGCGATCTTACCCTTAATAGCTTGATTGTCAGACTCAGAGCTAAATAGTTTAATGACGGTTGAAGAATAGAACTTAGTAGCTTGACCACCACTTGGTTGCTGACTTGTATACATTGCAGAAATATTATTACGACTTTGACTAATAAGGACAAGCATAGTAGGCTTGACCTTGTTATTTGCATAGTTGAGCATCTTCCACGCATTACTAAAGTCTCGTGACTCTGCTCCAATTTGTTTAGTATTTTCCAATTCTTTAAGTTCATCTGTACCCTTTTCAAAATAGATAGCAGGTAGCAATGATGTGATAGAGTCAACCACAATTAGGTCAACACCTGCTTGCATAAGTGCTGTACCAACATCAACCATTTCATTTATGGTACGTGCTTGAGACACAATGAGATTATCTGTATCAACACCAAGAGACTTTGCCCATTCTTCCGAATAAGACATTTCTGCATCGATCCAGGCACACAGCTTGCCCTCTGCCTGTGCATCTCCAATCATCTGAAGACATAGAGATGACTTAGCTGATGACTTAGATCCCCAGATAAGAATTTGTCTACCCATTGGCAAACCACCGTTAAGTGCACGATTTAATCCATGACTTGGTGTCTTTAAAAATTCAGTCTTAAATCCAACACCAGTAGACAAACGCTTTCTGATACGTGGATCTAAAGCTGCTAAAGCTTCTTCTGTTGTTGTCATTATAGTGCCAATCCGTTAATCTTTTCAGGATTAAAACCAGACCACCAGTCTCCGTCAGCATCAACCACAGGCATGGCTTTGAATCCCTTTGAGACCAACATGTCAAAAGCTTCATTGTCCTGAGTAACATCTATTGTTGAATACTCTAGGTTTAACTTAGTTAGCAATCTCTTTGTTGCATCACACTGTACGCATGATGGCTTTGTATATACTGTAATCATTAGAATCTTACTCCATGCTTCTGTGCCCTCAGTTTATTGACACTTGTCTTGTTTTCAAATGCGTAGTCTAAAGATACGGACGTATATCCGTGCTCTACAAGACCTGCATAAAGATCAAAGGTACGAATGAGAATGTCTGCCATTTCATCTGCGATGTCCTCTGGTCCACGACTCTTACGAATCGCCTCCATAACCTCTACAGCTTCTGATACAATCATCATTAACTGCTTAGTCATAAATATATCTGTTTGTTCCTGGGTAGCATCCTCTAGGACACTCCAGAAACCCTTTTCTACTGCTAGTTCATGCAATTCAATTGCAATATCATCAAATGATAAATTAGACATTAAATACATCCTCCATTATTGTTGTTCCGTCCTTGGTTTTGCCCAAAGAAAATTTATAAACGCTTCCCTCGTCAATTTTCATATATGCTTTTGAAAATGCTGTAGGAAATACAGTTACTGAGTGCAAGTCTCTTGCTGTATCAGCTAGCACCAGAGATGCCATCTTCTTTCCTGCCTTAGTTACTCGTGGCTTAAATGATACCACAAACATTTCATCTTCCTTATATGGCAATTGCTTATAGTTGAGAATCTTAATTAGTCCAGATGGATTTCCCTGAATCTCGTCCGCAGGAATTGCAGAAACAATCCTATTGTCACTGGCTAATACAATATATGTTTTTCCAGTCTCAATTGCAGTTTGTTCATCATCAAAGATGCCGATGCTACCAGTCTTATCTAGAATCTCTACACGACTCCATCCCTTACCACGCTTAATAGTTTTCACCATTCCCATAATAATGAATGATCCCTTTTCCTCATACTCCTCTACATCATTAATAAAGGCATGATAGTGTTGTGGAATAGATACATTGAACTCTGGAAGATTTAGATATTCGTAAAGATTTTCACGAATTGCTTCATCATCTCTTGGATTGTCCTCAAAGGTAGCAGCACCAACCAAACGAAGAGCTTGAAGAGCACGACTGTTAACACCATTGCCCTTACCAAAAGTAAATTCTTCAAGTTCTTTGTATGAGCCAAATGGACGAGCAGCAATATACTTAGAAGCAATGTTATCTGAAATGTACTTGATTGCTGATAGTCCAAATCTAATACCCTTTCCCTCAATCTTAAAGTCAATATCTGACTCATTAATATGTGGTAAGCGAACTGGGATGCCCATACGCTTAGCCTCAATTAGATACTCTGTACGTGCATCCTTGTCACCCTCATTCTTAAGTATGGCAAACATGAACTCTAGTGGATAGTGATACTTAAGCCATGCTGTCCAGTACGATACGGTCGAATAAGCGACTGCGTGAGACTTGTTAAAGGAATAGCCTGCGTGAGCTTCAAAGTCGTGCCACAGCTCTTCTGCGACCGCTGGAGATAGGAATTTGGATGCTCCAGAAACAAACTTATCCTGAAACTGCTTAAACTCCTTAGCATCTTTTTTCTTACCAATGATCTTACGAACCTTATCAGCCTCAGCCATTGTCATACCGCCAAGCTCTGTACAAGCCTGCATAACCTGTTCCTGATACAGAATACAGCCATAGGTTTCTTCTGTAAATGACTTCATCTTCAGGTGCTTGTAATCAAGATTCTGTTTACCGTGCTTACGCAAAATATAGTCTTTGCCAATGGTATTCATAGCACCTGGACGAACTAGAGCATTGGATGCAGCAAGTTCAGCAAAACTATTAACACGCATTTTAATTAGCAAATTGGTATATGGAGTAGCTTCACATTGAAATACACCCTTTGTATAACCGTCAGAAAGCATGTTGTAGATATTCTTATCTTCCATATTAATATCATGCAAATCGATCTTGGTTCCAGTACGCTCTTCAATAATCTTGGTAGTGTCCTGAATAACAGATAGAGTTTTTAGACCAAGTGCGTCAATCTTAATTAGACCAATACGCTCTGCTTCTGTCATGTCTACTGCCACTACTGGAATGCGTTCCTTGCTACCTGGCGTAGTACGAGTTTCTAGTGGAGCAAACTTAAAGATTGGCTCCTTAGAAGTTACAACACCTGCAGCATGGATACCAGTTCCACGAATGCGACCACGAAGTAGTTCTCCATAAGTTTCAATTTCTGGATACTTCTCACGGAAATCTACCGTCTGCTTTGAGGTAAGATAATCATCCCAATCATCTACAAGCTTAAGTACCTTGTTAACATCTGGTAGTGGAATATTCAATACACGAGCAATATCACGAATCATACCTTTACCCTTGAACTCAAGGAATGTGGCAATCGAAGCAACGTGACGATACTGTCTAACCAGATAGTCCTTGACCTCTTCACGGCGTGAGTCCTGAATATCTGTATCGATATCTGGGAAGTCGTTACGTTCTGGATTAATAAAACGGAAGAATAGCAGACCATGCTGAATAGGATCGATATCTGTAATACCAAGAGCATAGCAAAGTAACGAACCAGCAGCAGAACCACGTCCTGGTCCTACCATGATGTCCTCTTTCTTAGCCCAAGCAATCATGCTACGAACAACTAGAAAGTATGGTCCGAAGTTCTTATCTTTAATAACCTTTAACTCTTCATCCAAACGATCTAGATAGTCTTGCTTATCTGACAACCCTTTTTCAGCAAGTCCAGCCATAGCCAATTCACGCAATTCATTATCTGGATTCTGATACTGAACTGGCAACAAGTTTAGGTGATCTTGAATATTATAGTCTTCAATCTTGTCCATAATGTCACGAGTTGCCTGATACATATCTTCACGATCAATACCTTGAGCCTTCATTGCATTATGCATTTCTTCATCAGACAGTAGGTGAATGTCAAACTTATTGAATGACATCTGTCGGTCTGCACCATATAGGTAGTCTAGACGATCCATAAGGTTGTCATATTTCTTAGACTTTTCGTAGGTCACATCCTTCTCAGTCTTATTAGAATAAGAGTTTAGGATTAGTTTTAGTTCCTGAATTTCTTTCTGTGAAGTGTCTGAGTGATGGCAGTCTGGAGTTACTACTGGAGTTACCCCAAATTCATCTGCAAGTTCTAGAAGCAACTTATTTACTTCTGCAGGGTTGTGTGGCATTACCTCAATATAATAGTCATCACCAAATGTCTTCTTAGCCCACTGAATGTGTTCCTTGGCTACAGCAAGATTCTCTGCCTCAATAGCTTTTGCAAGGAATCCAGATAGACAGCCAGAGGTAATGATTAGACCCTCTTTATACTGTTCTAGAATTGCCCAGTCCATACGAGGCTTCTTATAAAAGCCCTCAGTCCAGGCAAGCTCATTAAGCTTATTTAGATTTTCCAAACCCTTTGCATTCTTAGCAAGAACAATAAGGTGATTGTAATTTAGATCTAGAAGATCATTCTTTTCTTTCTTATCTTCATGATTAAAGCGATCCTTAGTAATGTATCCCTCAATGCCTAGGATTGGCTTAATGCCTGCTTCTTTAGCAGTACGATACATTTCACGGTGACCAGATAGCGAACCGTGGTCTGTGATTGCAATAGCTGGCATTCCCAGCTCTACAGCACGATCCACATATTCCTGTGGAGTTGCAATACCATCAAATAGGCTGTAGTGTGTGTGTACGTGGAGACCTACGTAACTCATTAAATTCCTTTATTAGTAGTTATTGTTATGCCAAAAGTATGACATAGATTTTTTAGATTGTCAATAGGTAGGGAAAATGAGGGTAGCAATTAAGCTACCCCCATCCAACCATGATTACCAATCAATGTTGCTTGATGTTACCGATGGGGTGTCAAATCCAAAGTAGAAGTTTTCCTGCTCTGCATAAGGTACCTCACGTACAACCTTCTCTAGGTTGAAGAACTCATATCCATTCCAGGTGAATGGCTCAGAGTCTGGCTTGCTTGGTAGCAATGTGTAATTAGTTTCAGTTCCCTGACCATTACGCTTTAGCTTCCACTCAAGGTTTGAGATCGAACCAGTATCAAGTGCATACTCACGAATATTGTTGAATGCAGACTGCTTCGAAATTCCCTGCGACCAAACTGCAATGTATGGCGACTCAGTTCCATCATCTACAAGAACGTTGCAGTAGAAACGTAGACGTGAACGCCATCCAGACTTTGGCTCCTTACGAGCCATCTCACAAGCAAAGCAGCGACCCTCGCTATCGATAGTACAAACTGCCATACGCTTGTAATCCTTTGGATTGGTGTGCTGTGAAATTACTACAGAAAGACCACGGTCTTCTGAATAGTTTGCTGAATCAGAATCCAGCTCTTCAACGAAACGAATCTTAGCTGACTGACCATCAGCTAGCTTTACCCAACGAACCTTAGTTCCTGTGCTTTCAAATTTTGGCTTATCCATTAATGCATTGATATCTTTTAGCCCTTTAATGATACTCATTATTCTCCTTATTTTTTATTGGTTTATTATTGTAGCATATTGGCAATTGATTTGTCAAATGATTCATCAAGAGACTTGATTGCCTCGTCTGACATATCGCCAATATCCTTATATTGTTTATCTAGTTTAACTACGGAAACACGAGATCCAAGACGTTCTAAGATCCTATCTTTCATATTACCGCCTGCTTCATCATTGTCTGCAATAACTATTACATTATTGAAGTATTTTTGTAGTAGGTCTGTTTGATAATTGGATACGTTTGCACCCAATGTTGCTACCGCTGGAAATCCACACTGGGATAAACGAATAGCATCAAAAGATGATTCTACCACATAAACCTTGCTGGATGTTTTTACACGATGCAGATTAAAAAGAACTTTACTCTTTGGCAATCCTGGAGTATTTTTAAAATCCTTGCCCTCAATAGATCTGCCAACAAATCCAACTTCCATTCCATCTGGAGAGTGAACTGGTATTGTAACCATGTCTTGTTTTTCAGAAAATCCCAGTGCAAACTTCTTTACAGAATCTTCTGTAATAAAACGACCTGCATAATAACGCATTGCACGTGGTGACTCTAATGCCTGCTGATTAAGACGCTTAATTAGTACCTGGTCATATTGGGTGTATTCAGGTTTTACTATTAGTTTCTTGTCTATCTCATTAGAAAGATTTATATCAGTTTCTTTTGATCGAATAAATCTGGCTGCTTCAAAATATGTACGATTAGATGTGTGCATAACAAATTCAGTTAGGCTTGCAATCTTTTGACAAGAAAAGCAGAAAAAGGTCCCGTTTGTTTTGTCAATTTCTCCAGCTGGAGAGCGAGAGTTATTGTGATATGGACAAAAAATAATGTAGTCTGAATCTACTTCTGATTCGATCGTGATTCCTGAGCCTGCAAGGATTCTTTGGATTTGCTCGGCTGTGTATACACTGGAACTGTTCCGTCTATTCCTATTATCCATTTGCTCTGTTTCTTTCCTACATATATTCCATATACTGATACTCTAAATTCAAAATGTTCTTTTTCTTCATTATACCCTATTGTGAAGTCTGGGTCAATATCTAATCTTGGTACATAACCAGATAATCTAAGTTCTGAAGTTAGCAATCTTATATACTCTATTTTAAGTCTACCTATCACAGAGTCATCATAAATGATTCCATCAAGATCAAACTTTTTTATAGTTTTATGATGAAAACTAACCATAAACAATTATAACTAGTTATCTTCAAAATCCTTATAACGATAATATCCTTTATCAAAATCTACCTGGACTAAGAACTCACCCATAAATCCATTGCGGTTCTTACGGAATACACATTCAAGAATGTCTGAGTTAGTTGCACGACCAAGTGCTAGAACCCAGTCAGCATCATATGCAATCTGACGTGACCATGCAGTCTGACCTAGGGTAGGAACGGTATCAAGCTTATTAACATCATCTGGTGTAGCAGAAGAGATTGCAATGATTGGCATTTCTTCAGAAATAGCCATAAGCTTTAGTTCACGAGACAGGTTCTTCATGCGGACTGTTTCGTTATCTGACTTTTGATTAGGACTCATAAGCTGTAGATAGTCTACGATAATCAGATCTGGCTTATACTGATCAATCTTGCCTCTAATAACGCTTGGCGTTACTTCCCCACCGCCATCATTAGAGATGATGTGGAACTCTGGCTTGCCAGCAAGTTCTTTAGAATGCCAACGACGAAGATCATCAGTCTCAATTAGACCTGCTGAAAGTTTACGATGTGACCAAAGTCCCTCACCCATGATAGCAAATACACGGTTACGAACCTCTGTCTCACTCATTTCTAGAGAGATGATTAGCGGAGACTTACCCTGCTTCCATGCCTGTACTGCCATGTACAGTGCAAACCATGATTTACCAATACCTGGATAGGCTAGGAACACACCAAGCTGTCCTGGCATAATCCCAGCAGGAAGATAGTTGTCAAATCCTGGTAAACCAGTTTTAATTCCAATTGATCCAATAGCATTCTGACGCTGTACATTTTCATAATAGGCTACAGCATCTTCAATATCAGTTGCATCAATGTCACGAATTACAGATGTATTTTTCTTTAGAGTAGAGGTTTTGTTAATAATGTCATCAAGTGCTTTGACACCCTGACCTGCCTGGACCTCTGCAGCAGTATTACGCAGGATATCCTTAAGGCTATCAGTTAGGTATTCAGCTTGAAGTTCTTCTAGATGATACTTTGTAGCACCAATTCCATCCACTGGCTGGAAATCACGAAATTTATCTACTACTAGCGATACTGGCGGAACGGTTCCATTCATTTCAGAATAGTTACGAATAAAGTTCCAGATATCATTATGAGTACGTAGGATAGTGTCTACATTTGCCTGTAGCAATACGTGTACTTGTTTATCCTGAAGTACCGCTGAGATTAGCTTTGACTCTGTATTATTCATTTAACCACTCTTTAGCCAGCTTACGGCGTTCTGCTCTTTCTTCTAGATCTTTCTTGTATAGTTCTCTGGATGTCACAATGTCATGTGCATAATTTGCAAACCACTTCCATGACGGATTATGGGATGTTTCAAAATAATATTCTAGCAAATCATAGCACTGTGGCAAACCATATGACTCAACTAGGGCATCTGCTGCCCATTGTTCAACATTTAAATTCAAAATTGGCTTTTGCTCAAAGTGTACTGTGTGCAACTTGCTATAGCGACTTAGCAAAGCCATTCGGTCTTTGCGGTCTGCCATTATTCTAGTTCTGACTTAGACTCATTAATCTTTTCTGCAAGCTTTGCCTCAACAAAGCTGTAGACACGCTCAAATGCCTCATTGACGGTTTCTCCGTCACGGCGTGAGTCTACAATTCCAAGATCAAGTCGCAGTGACTGGAAGTTGCCTAGGTTTAGAGTGTATCCTAGGGTAACGTTAATCTTGGTGCTGTCATTAACAACAGCATTATTTACTACTTCACTCATTCTCATACCCTTTCAAAGGTTAAATAGATTCAGACCAGATTGGGATAAAACGTCCGTCTTCGGTCCTTGTATATGTTAGTATACCATCGCCCATACGTCTTGTCAACTCTTGTTTTGTAGGAGTCATATTGTTAGTAATTAGACCGTCTTTACGTGGCTGTCCAATATGGTAGGAAGCTAGTATATCACGAATTTCACGAACTTGCGACTCTGAGTAATAAGATCTAACCTGCCAACCACGTTCCCCACCTTTTTGACTTCCAGTAGGAAAAGGAATGACTCCTCGTTTCATTAATGATGGCATATATTTTTTGTGTCTATTTACAAGAGTAGCAGTTTCTCCAACAGTAAAAGCACGTTCACGATTCTTTTTAAAATCACTAATAAGACAACTTTCAATCTGATCTTTTGTAATATTATAAACAGACATAATTCCATTAGACTTATTTAAGTGGTGAATGCGAACAAGATCGCCATTAAGAAACCAGACTTTTTTATTTCCTGGAATTATTGGTGCAGAGTTATAGCCTTCTTTTTCAATGCTGCCTTTTTTAACAGACATACTACTCCTAGTTTGGAATACCAATCATTATTAGATTTACACCAACTTTGACATCTCCAGTTTTATTAAACTGAACAATGCCATCAACTCTTGATGTAGTGATATTTTTAAGAATAATAGTTGTATTCTTTCCAGAATCTGTAGTTCCAATCATAACTGGTGTTGCTGTAACGACTGGAGGATACTTAAATTGATTTCCTGTTATGTTAAAGAAAAATTCTTTGTCATTACTATTGCTAACAGTACTGTTATTAGCTACCTCCACATAACCACCAATGATTTTCGCTTCTGAAGCCTTTACGCTTTGGGTGCCATTATTTGGAGTATCTACAGATACATACTTGTATGATGATGGTGAGACTTGTGATGATAGATCATTTACAGCATTTGCGATATCTGATAGGTAGGTCAGATCAATTGGCTGACCCCTTTGTGGTAGTGGAATTTTAGACATATGCTTATTATACCATTAAACACTATGATTAGTTACAGTATATTTGTTGCTAGTGCTTGAATTTCTAACTACTGGGATACTTTCAAGATATATTTCAATAGATAGTTGGTTTGGTGTCTGATTTTGATCCACATCATTTACATAATATGTTTGTGGAATAATGAAACTGACACTATTTGTCTGTGCTTTGCCATCATAATACCAATCACCATTTCCACCCTTGCCCCATTTTACCCAAACCTCATAGTCACGAATCTTTCCTAGTGAAGTGGTTCCTTTTTTAATTTCAACTTTATCCCAAACAATGGTAACAGAGTTTCCATTCTTTACAATGTTTGGAGTATTTGAACTAAATACATAGGTATAGTCAGCTGGGATATGATAAATAGTTGACCAGCAAGATGCACGGTTCTTGTCATCCGAAATAATTCTATATCTAACTGCATAGCCATCAAAAACTGAACTGACTATTGGCAAATTAGCGTTTGCAACAACAGCATTTTTAATATTTGCATCTGCCATTATTGCACATCCATTGCAAACCTAAACTCAACAAAGTTTGTTGTATTTGCTGCCTTAATGATTGTTTGAGAATCGATATTCCTAATAACCGAATATCCAGTCATTCCATATAATGAATTAATTGAAGACACATTTTCTAATTTTAGGGCATCAAGGCATACGAAATAGTTTGCAGATGCAACCCCATCTACTTCAACAGAGGCATACACCTTCATTACGTCAACAGAGTTCCAGGTAAAGCCTGAAGATTTGTACAATTGTTCTAATCTCTTTGTATATACAATGTATCTATTATTGTCAAAATCATAGTCGTTAGCATCTAGTACCGCTTCAAATCTAGCGTATTGAGAACCAGATTGATTATGAACATCTGATGAAGCAAAGTCAATTAAAATTTTAACTTTGTCTGGTGATGGATCATCTGGAACTTTATTTATTATTGTAAAGGCTAATCTTAGTTCGTCAATTGGAGAGTTTTTATTTAAATCAATATTTGGCTTAATTAAGTGAATGTGACTTGAACCAGTTGCTGGACTTAGGTGACCACCAGTTAGGTTAAGTGTAGAACTGTTTCCAGAAATAACAATCATGTTATTAAAGAATCTACATCTTTCAAATCTGGCAGTTCTTGCTGTATCTGTAAAGATTCTGTTATCTGCATTTGTTTGAAAAATTGGCATACCATATGCAGGATCTCCACTAACATCGTTGTGAATTGCGTTATCTGAATAAGAACCATCTAAGGTTGTATACACCACAGGAATGCTTGATGATGATGTTGGTCCATGGTATTCCCAGGATTCTCCCTGAGCAAAGGTGGCAAGAATCTTGCTGTCATATGCACCTGCTGATGGATTAGCTCCTGCAGAAAATATTCCAACCTCACTAATTTCATATCTTTCTTCAGATGGTAGTTCTGCAGTTAAAACTACTTTAGATATACCATTTTCATTTACATATCCTCTAGATACAATTGGAATTCTAAACATTTCAAAATCCAAGTTTTTCTTTTGAGAGTAGTCGCTAAGGACGGCATCTGAAGCCAATGGCTTTGCTCCACAACCAATAGCAATATAAGAGGCGTATGCTGGTGCCTGACCAATTAAATATTTGGCAAGAATGCCTTTTCCAGTTTCAGTAATCATTATTATCCTCCATATATTGTATCATCTAGCAGTGATCCAGTTGTTAAAATTTGAATTTCTACCTGTTCGTCATCTGCTAAATTAACAACATTTACTACAAGATCTCCTGTTGTTTCATCTAAATAAACAAACTTGCCGCCTGGCCCTTTTCCAATTGC